GATCGAAGCGTGCATTGCCAAGTGGAAAGACCGCATCAAGAAGTCTGGGTTTGGTAATGACATCACGCATCGCTTCTTTTTGAACTCTACCTCTGCATCATTTGCAGGGCTTGAGTTTGCTAACGAGGCGGGAATTGTTAACTACGACATCGAGCGTATCTTCAATGCCGTGATGTTGCAGTCGATCATGGTACGGGATAAGACCGTCAAAGAACAGACGATTGACTATGAATCTCTCATCACCGAGTACTTTAATAACAACCATCGTGGCTTCTTGATCTTTAACGACGGTGTCAGTACGTCCGAGATATACGGCCCGTTGATGGGACGTATGGAGTTAGATACTTCCATGATGTACGTGCCGACCAAGATGTTTAACGACTTTATCGCCCTAGAGTGCAAAGTCAGCACCGAAGAGATGCGGTATACCTTGGATAAGAAAGGTGTACTGGTCAAGGTTGAGGAGAAGAAACGACTCGGCACGGGCTGGAAAGGCGGCACACTTAACGGCATTAGATGCTACGCATTTAAGCTAAGCAATCCTAAAGAGTTGGTAGAGAAACTGATTGCCGATGGAAAAGTTGATCGAACCTGAGTGGATCTTTCCCTTTCAAGGTATGGACGTTGGGGACTCGTTCTTCATCCCCACCGTCCGTCCAGCCGGTTTGATTTATATAGTAGACACTCGCGCCAAGGCACACGGCATCAAGGTGAAAGCCTATGCCGCGTCCAAGGATGGACACCTTGGCGTTAGAGTGTGGCGGGTGGCTTAGAGCAGCCCCTCTTCCTCGTCCAAATCAGCCATGTATTCAGACGTAGCGATACGCAAGCTCCTTGGCTGGAACACTCCACCAACTGCTTGTTGAGCACGGCGCTCACGTTCTTCGTAAGATTTGCGGAGAGTGCTGCCCTTAATACGATAGGCAGGATTGGCATCGTTGAATGAACGGATGTCATCCATCGCCTTCTCCACCGCTTCTGCGTTCCCCGCCTTCCGTGCCGCGTACAAATTAGTCAAAAGAGCAACACGGCGATTCTTTAATTTTTCGCCAATTTGGTAAGTCGCACCACGTTGAGACTGCGCCACGGCCAGATCTGCCGGGGCAAAGCCTAGTATCTGCATCATGGAGTTGTAGGCGCTAACGTCCTCAAGAATAGGCAAACCATCTCTAGTTAAAGCACCTTCTATACCGTATCGCATAGCCTTTAGCGGGTTACGCAGGGGTGCAGGAAGAATTGCTTCAAATCCTCGTTGTATATCTCCTTCAGCGAAGTCGTTGAACCCACGTCGCGCTGCCTCAACAAGGCCGTACGTCGGACCTGCAACACGCTCAAGCACGTAGATTGGTAAACCAACCTCGGCTAACCGTTTCGGATCATCGCGCCACAGAAGACCGTAAAAGCCCGTTCTGGAACCGATGTCTACGTTAAGCAATTCGTTGATCGGGCCGTTCAAACCTAACGTGCCTACTGCATCAAGCACTTCTTGCTCAAGATCGTACGGCTCGTCATCGTCACCCATGAGCATCGACGCGAGCACCTCGGCTGCACCGAAGAGCGGCAAGCCCTTGATACCTGCCAGCATGTACGTCGAGCCAAAGACATACAGCAATTTCTTTCTGGCGATTGAGCGCAGCAGTTTACGGTTAGCAGCGTTTGGTTCGTTAGCGTTGATCTTCTCAACCGCCTGATTAAACGTCATGGCAAGGTTGATGATCATGTTCAGAGCGTGGGTTCTGAACGTTAACACAATACGACCGATATCAGTTTGATATAGACCGCTGTTAGTTTCAGGCAACGTAGCGCCGTTCACGTCATAGTTCAGACGGATGGCATCTTCGGTTGCTCTGCCGACACTTGCCTGCCCACGGTTCGGATCAAACTTCTGTCCGTTAGCGTCAATGTTACGAGCCAACATATAGGCAGCAAGCGCCGTGACCTCACGGTTCATACGTTCCGAACTACGGAAAGCGTAACTCATCACAAGGTTTGCTTTGGCGCTTAAACCCTCGTAGCCGGGCACGTTAATGTTCTGTGCCTGCTGTAATTCTTGTTCAGCCGATGTACCCGTAACCGAGCGCATCTCAAGCATACGATGCAGTTGAGCGAACTCCTGCATATGCGGAGCGGTCTGATTTTGCAGCCCGTTACCAAACGACGGGTTCTGATTAAACGTTAACCTACCCGTAGCCGGGTCGCGGAACGCATTACGGAAGAACATCCCCATTGCCTGCGACACAGCCCGACTCGCATTGATAACGCCATACTTGGCGGCAAGAGTAGGCCAAGCCATCATGGGGATGATGGTCGTATTAATAAGCGCAGACGAAATGTTCAGCGCAATACTGTAAATGTAGTTTGCCTTGGACAACGTATAGACGTAGCCCGAATAGAACGGGTTTTTGGCAAACCTGATTCGGTCTTCGACTTCGCTTTGCAGGTCACTTACGTAATCCGTACTAAGTTCAGGCAAACCCGCATACTGAGGATTTGGTAAGTTGTTTGCACCGCGTTTATTGCCAATGTAAGTTTTTAGTTGTACGTTAATTTTCTCTTTAACTTTCTCAAGCGGCATCGTGTACTTCATCGCGTTTATGCGATAGAGCATCCTCGGCACGGAGGACTCGTACACACCAACCACATCTTCGTTATAGCCAAGACGACCGTAATAAGTAACTCCGTTGAATACCCACGTTTGACGAGAACTCATGTCTTGTCGCAGGTCGTTTCCTGCCGAACCCGGCATGTAATCTACAAAGGTTTCAAAAATTATTCGTTGGGTATCGTTAATAGTTTGCGTAGAGGCATTAACAGCACTCAGTGCCTCTGCCACATTGTCACTGAGTTCTTTCAGCAAGCCGGTCGGCGGTCGTCCATTTTCGTACGTATTCTCTCTGATGATAATTGGTTCATCAGACATACCCACCCCGCCTGCACGGGCGGCTTTTTCTTTACCTACTTCCCACGCCGCTTTACTTTCGTAAAACTCGCTTACATCTTTGGCGTCTGGAGTTTTATAAGTTAGTTTGTACGTGCCTTCACGACGCAGCGGCAAGTAATACTTCAGGCGTTTGCCTTGATACTTGGTGCGGATCGCAGCCACCACGTTAGGCGGCAGGACATTCAGGAACTGTTCCAACTTGGCTTGGAACGCAGTATCGCCGTACCGACGGTAGTCGCCAAATACATCCGCCACCATTGCCTGCATATCGGCAGGAAGCGCAGAGAAGTCTTGCACCGCCTTGTGCAGTACCTTGTCCTCTGGAGACAGCGCGTTGTACGCGGCGCTATTCGCAGGGATACCACGCATCCTCTGGATCACAGCCTGATCAGGAACAAAGCGTAGGAAGTTACCTCTGTTGTCTAACTGCTCGGCAAGCAACGGAGTCTGTGAAATATTGATGTCGTTAGCTAGTTGGTTGAACGCATCAATAAATCTAGGATTGTTACGCAAGACCTCGCGGTACTTAAACGCTTTCTTCTCATGTTCAACCATGAGATCCGAGGCATCTTTAGCCATGCGCTCGACGAGGATGTTAAGACGACGGAAGGCAGGCGCATATTTCTCATACAACTGCATTAGGTGATGCAGAGAGAACGTGCTGAGCTTGAAAGAACGCATCCGTCTTGGAACTTCATCCAAGGCGTTGATGTTGCCTTCCAGAATCTCCTTGGTTGCACTGGGCGCACCGCTCTGCACACGACGCATAGCATCGGTTAATATCTTTCTGTGTTTCGCCTTCATGTAGCGGATGTTGTCCTGACGCGGGACAAGTTGAGTTCTTCCGCTAATGACCATGTTGTGCGCTTGCGTGATGATGTCAGTCACTTCGGTGTTGCTGTAGGCAATGTTCTTGCCTACCAATTGACCAAGCGCACGAGCAAACTTACGGATCAAAGCCGCCACGCGATTGAACGCGGCACGCCACTTCATGTTCTGGATCGGGCCAGCCTCGGACATTTCCGACAGGATTTCTTCTACTGCCAGCGCCCGACGCTCATCCCGTGTGAACTGCGACTCAGGATACGTGTTCGGGTTCTCTTCAAGCCACGCATCAGCATCAGCCGCAATCGAACGGTTGCTGTTGTAGATATCAAGCATGACTTTGAAAAGCTGCTCACCAAACAACCGTGCAAGACCGTAGTGACCGAGTGCTTCATGGAATACCGTGGCCTTCAGATCCCGTGGGGAACGCACGTTATCAGCGATGATGTAGACATCATTGCCAATGGAGATACCAATAGAGTCTGCGTACGCCTCTGGGTCAGTTCCCTCTATTGACGGTAGGTCGAGATAACTCTGCACAACGATGAAATTAGGCGGGTTACGCCAACCGGAGATGATGTTACTAACTAGAGTCCTGACATTGTCAGCACGCATCCCGACTGCTTCACTGCGGGTTTTTTGGAAGCGAAGTTTGCGGAAGTCGAGCGGAGCGTAGGATTCGTCACGCTCCTTTATCGCTGCATCAGCAGACTCTATTCCGGCTTCCTCAACTCCTTCAATTTCGGAAGGCTCCAACCGAGCCTGCTTAGCCTCACCAACTTCGTAGGCTTCCGTTTCAAGGCGTGTCTCAATCCTTTGCAGCCGTTTGTATTCGGCACGGAGATCAGTATCGCCGCGCTCTACTGCATCAAGAACTTCTCTAATTGGGCGCGAATATTTCTTGAGTTTGCCCGCATCACGCACCTGCACAATGACTTGCTTGGCATAGTCAACAAGTTCCTTCTGCGTAACTTTTTTAGGCGTTGGCTTTTGCGGAGTGGGCGCTTCTTCCTCAGTAAAGAGGCCAAGCTGTGTCTTAAGCTTGGACATACCCGCACGAATACCCTGAACAGCACGCTGTACTTGTGCTTTGTTCATGGCGGGAGTTGCAACGCGCCTTGCGTAATCAAGTTCAAACTTGGCGGCTTCCGCCATACGCGAGAAGGTGGCGATGTCTTTACCGCCAGCGTTGGCAATCTGAGCACGAGCCTCGTTACGCTCACCCACAGAAGGATACGCACGGTATACGGTAGCGCCTTCCGGATCTGTGTATCTAAGCCCGTACTCGCCCTTGCCTATATCTGGGCTAAGGGTAGGAGGCAGTTTGCGTTCAGTCTTGGCTTCAAGTTCAGCAGCCGCATCCATTTCACGACGACGGCTTTCTGCTTCTGGCACTGTCTCTTCTTCAACGTACGGAGCCATGCCCATACGACTTATGGCTTGTTTAGTGCGCTGCTCTCTAATCTGTCGTTTACTTAACTTGTCAACTTTCTCAGTCGTGCGCTCCACTCCAGCAGCACGCTCAGTAATATCTGGTGTATAAGTTCCTTCAGTGACAAAGTAACTGCGGCCCGCCGTTTTAGCAGCCTTGACATTGGTCTTTTGAACTACAGCGCCCGTACCAAGCAACGCGCTACGCAACGTCTTGGCTTCAGACAACGGGATATCAAGCGCCTTTTGAAGGTCGGGCGCACTGCCCTTGCCAGTCTCACGGATGAAGTCCAACGCACGAGTACGCAGGTCTGACACACGCGCACGTTCGGCGGTGTAGCCCTCAATCATGTCAGGCGGCAAACCGCTTTCGGTAGGCGCACCTAGTCCTTCAAGGACACCCGCTGTTTCTAGTGCAGAAGGAGGCTTTGATGTAGGAGGCGGCTCTGATGTAGGAAGAGGTTCTAATGCAGCGGGTACATTTCTTTCTCGGTCATCAACCCGTTCAGTAACGTCGCCAGCAGTATCCAGTCCTGCGCCTCTAGCTGGCGGAGCACCAAGTTCTCCGGCTGGCGATCCCAATGTAAACAGGTCAGTGCCTCTTCCACCTGCTCCAGTGTCAGTCTCTGTAGTAGTAACTGTTGGGCCTGATACATCGGTAGCCTCCGGTTCAGAGGGAGCTTCGGGAGCAATGACTCTAAACTTATTACCTTTTTGCTCAACGATCCCCTCGTCCACAAACTGCCGCATTAACGCAGCAGCTTTAGGTTGATTGAGTCCGGTTGCTTGGGCAACTGCTTTAATAGTCGGGCTTATCTTAATGACTTCAAGAGCCAACTCTCGCGGGGTCGGCTCAAACATTTCGGCAGGAACGCCGCTCTCGGTAGGCGCACCTAGTCCTTCAAGTACGCCTTCGGCAGACAAAGCCCGTGGCTCAAACATCTCACCGGGGATACCGCTTTCAGTAAGCGCACCGAGCCCTTCAAGTACGCCTTCGGTAGACGGAGCCTGTGGCTCAAACATGTAACCGGGGATGCCACTTTCGGTAGGCGCACCAAGTCCCTCCAGTATGTCCTCGTCACCCATCAACCGCTCACCCTGCTGGAACTCTAGGCCAGCACGAGCTTCAGCACTGGGCGGGAATAAATCCTCTTCTACCTGTTCTTCAGGCGGGAAATATGGAGCGCCTTCATCTTCACGAGGTGCAAGAGCTTCTGCCTCGGCAGCTTCACGCAATGTCCGTGCACTGTATTGACGACGCTCTTCTTGAACGGCTTCGTTTTCTAAACGCGCTTCACGCTGTTCTGGTTCTTCAAGAAGTTCGTAAGGAATACCGCTTTCAGTAGGACGTGTAAGCAAACTACGAGCGATGTCATCGCTCTCACGGCGTCGAGCCTGTTCAAGGAATTCAGCGGGTATTCCACCTTCAGCGGGTGCCGCAAACAAACTCTCTTCAATCTCAGCACGTTCTCTTTCTTCAGCAAGAGCCTTCAACCGAGCATCTTCAATCTCTTTGGCTTTTTCTGCCTGCACACCACGATAGGCACCGTACCCACCGATAGCGCCAAATCCACCGCCAAGCACCGCCGCGCCAATCGCAGCCTGCTTAAATTCTTCTTTGGCTTCCTCGTCCGACAGAGACAGACCTGCCTGCCATCGCTCCAAAGCCTGCTGAGCAATTTCTTGTGGGACTTCAAAGGCAACGCCAAGACCAACGCCCTTAACGACGTTACCCTTTAGAGACAATTTCTCATTAGCAAAAGCGTCGGCAAGTACATCAGCGGCACGCTTTGACGCCGTGCCTTCAGCCATGAGTCCTTGCGCCAACGGGAACTTGCTTAACCCACGCAGTATTAACGCGCCGGGAACAACGTCTAACGCAGTCTGTCCTGTGGCTGCGGCAGCGGCCCTACCAAGTGACAACTCAGGGACGGCTTCACCTGCCTCGGCAGCGGCCTGTTGTTCTTCGGCCTGACGGCGTAAGTTTTGAATGCCGTATTGAGCGCCACTAGCCGCAGCAAAGCCCGGTATACCACCGACAACACCCGCACCAAGAGGCGCAACCAACGCGCCAAGCGAACCACCAAGAAGTTCCTTGAAGGCTTCCCAGTTCTCGCCCTTACCGAACCCGCCAACTGACTTGTACTTGGACTCAGCAGCCTTGAGGAAAGCCGCACGGTTCTCTTCCGTAGGATTGGCAGCGAATGCCGCAGCCTCGTCCGTTAAACCAAGCGTAGTAACAGCGTCTTTAAATGCGCCAGTAAAACCCGCCTGTTCTTTGGGGGGTTGTAGAGCGCCAAGATACCGGTCTTCTAATTCACGATAAGCGGCGGCTAACTTTGTAGCCGCTTCAACATCCCCAGCCGCATCTGCTCTGCGTAACGCAGTAGCAATTTGAGCAAGCGTATACATGTTTACCTTGGGGGTTGACCGTATTTAGTCATAATGTCCTGAAGTCCGGTCATTTCTTCTCCCCCGCCAGCCAAACTTGATAGCAATGCACGGAGGGCTTCTCCCTGCTGGGCCGGGTCCATCTTATCGTAACCCTTAATGAGCAGCGGGGCTTCTTGCATGAGACCAAGCATCAACCTGTCACGTGCTGTTTGTGCCGTTGTTGCATACCGCCTCTCGTCCGAAGCAAGTTGAGCCGCCGCAGCTTCTCTCTGGGCACCAATCTGCGCTCCAGTACGACGGTCCATACCGCGCTCACGAGTCATCAGTTCAGAAATGTTCTGCTCATTCTGAGCAATAGCAGCCAGCGTAGCGTCGTAGTCTTTCTTAGCCGAACGCTGCAACGCCAAGCCTTCCTTGATGTTGCCTGCCTTACGCATTTCCTGTGACTGAGCCAGAGCCATACGGCTTTCAGCAAGGCGGTCTTTCAGTGCGCGGTTCTCACGCACGGCCTTGTCAATAAGTTGTGCACCCTTCGTACCACCGATAGCAGCAGCGCCAAGGAACCCAGTGCGTTCACGGCCACGACGAGAAGCAGCCTCGGCCATGGCAAAGCCAGCCTGAGCCAGAGCCATACGACGGTCTTCAGCCAGTTGTTTACCAGCCTCGCCTTCACGACGCTCAAGATACTTGCCGTACTCTTCATCGGCCTTACCGATGCCGTACTTTTTATTGAGAGCTTCTAACTTCTCAATCTGCTGTTCTTCTGTCAGGTCAGCATCGCTCTTCTTGGAAGCAGACAACTGACTGAGGAAATCACGCGACTTACTGAAATCGCCAGATACTGACCCAAGTCCAGCAAACGGATTAGGTGCCGCAGCAACAGGCGGAGGAGGTGCTTGTGTACCGGCAGAGGGGGCAGTAGTTACAGGAGGTGCCGTGGTTTGACCAGTACGAAGAGTTTGGAACTTGGCGGCTTCGGCTTCATCTGCCATCGCCCCTTGTACGCCACGTACACCAGCACGGGTCTGCCTTTGAATATTTTTTAACTCGGCGTCAGATATGCCTCTCTGTCGTAATATGCTGTAGAGAGGATTGGCTGTATTCATGTCTTCTTTGCTCAAAGCAATAGCAAATAGACGCGCCACTTCTTCAGTAGAAAATTTATTAGGGTCGCGCAAGAACTCTAGGTTCTCAGCACTGACACTGGGGAACATACCAAGAACAGATTTAGAACCCTTCAACCGACCGTAGATTTGTTCGTAGTCGTCAGGGTCGCCACCAGCAGCCAACGCAACCACGCCACCGCCAGCAAACTGCGGATACTCCATACGGCCAGCGTCAATCGCGCCAAGGCCACGATCCATAGGTTGATTACCCATTTCACCAGCATAACTAGTCGGGCCACCTAAACCCCCAAGCCCGCCGCTGCGGTCGGTAGTGTCACGCTGCATCTGTTGCTGCTGATCCAGAATATTCAACTGATCTTTAATCGTTGGCGGCGTCTGCGGAGGTTGGACTTGCTGCTGTTTCAGTCGCTGGAACTGATTGACCATTGCATACAGATCCGTCATCGGAGCAACGCCTTGTGTAGCCATGCTCTTGACGTACTGGATTGCCTGATCAGGCGGCATACCCTTGGACATGGCCTGCTGAAGTGAAGCCATCATTGCACGACCCGTGCCGCTAACTGGACCGATCATTATTTATCTCCCCGTAGTCTGGCCGAATCCGCCAAACAAACTACCAAGTCCTAATCCTATACCGGCGATCTGGCCGAACATGCTACCCGGTGCTTGGTACATTGTCTGAGTCTGACCCGTTGCCGGGAGACCACGCAAGATACCCGACATAAATTCCAACTGCTGATACGGCAGGCGCTGCTGATTAAGGAAGTCTTGATACTGCATATTGAGCAGTTCTTGACCAAACGCTTGCTGCTGACCGCCAGCGCCCAGTTGGGCAGCGTTAATACCCATCTGTTGCTGATACTGCTGCTGACCCAAGTTACCTAGCATACCGGCAGCGGCCAACTGCTGCTGAAGCCCTTGCATACCCAAGCCAGCACCAAACTGACGGGACTGCTCGGCAAGGTTCGCACCGGCCAGACCGTACTGAGCGCGTTGAGCAGCGTTCTGCTGACTGAACTGATTGGCCTGCGACAACTGAGCCAAAGCCTGTTGCTGAGCCTGAAGTTGGGCTTGCTGGTTCATCTGCTGGGCTTGGAGACCCTGACCCGCACCAAACTGCGACTGGTTAATCAACGCCTGAAGGTTGGTTTGACCCGTCTGCTGCCGTGCTGCTTGGTTGGCAAGTTGTGCCTGCAAATTCTGCTGAGCGCCAAGCCCTTGAGTCTGGAGCAACGCGGCCAAGTTTTGCTGACCAGTAGTAAGTCCAGCCTGTTGGTTAGCCAATGCAGCCTGAAGTCCCATCTGGTTTGTCTGCAAACCAGCGGCTTGATTAAGACGGGCTGCTTCGATTGCTTGCTGGGCGCTAAGTCCCTGCGTCTGTAGCAGCGCAGCCAAATTCTGTTGTTCAGTAGTAAGTCCCGCCGCCTGATTAAGACGTTGAGCCTCAAGACCCTGCTGACTCAAGAACTGCTGACGAGCCTGCTCAAGTTGAGCATTTTGCTGCGCCGTTGTGAGACCCGCCTGCTGATTAGCAAGGAGCGCCTGCAACCCAGTCTGTTGATTAGCCAGTCGAGCCTGCTGTTCTGCTGACAAGTTCTGCTGACCAACGGTAAGCCCCGCCGCTTGGTTGAGACGTTGAGCCTCCATCTGGGCCTGTTGATTAGCCAGTGCTGCCTGCTGTTCAGCAGACATATTTTGCTGCCCAATCGTAAGATCAGCGGCTTGATTAAGACGCGCAGCATCCATTGCTTGCTGAGCGTTAAGCCCCATCGTCTGCAACTGTGCAGCCAAATTCTGCTGACCGACCGTGAGGCCACTTTGCTGGTTAGCAAGCGAAGCCTGCATCTGTTGCTGTCTTTGGAACTCAGCGGCACGTTGACTGGCCTGTTGATTAGCCAGTTGAGCCTGAAGGCTCTGCTGTCCCATGAACTGCTGACGCGATTGTTCTGCGGCAAGGTTTTGTTGACCCACAGTCAAGTCTGCTTGCTGGTTAGCCAATGCAGCCTGAAGCGCAGATTGTTGATTCATGCCTTGCGCTTGGAGCATGTTTGCCTGTTGCTGCACTCGCGCCTGTTGTTCGGCGGTGAGATTTGCCAGTGCAACTTGCAGTCCGGTCTGAGTCCCTAACTCCTGAACGCCCAACAGAGCGGCCAGATTCTGTTGTCCCGTCGTGAGACCCGCCTGTTGGTTAGCCAATGCAGCCTGCATTTGAGCAGCGCGGTCTTGACCAAATTGACTTGAAGCTTGTTGGTAAGCCTGTTGGAGACCTTGCGCTTCAATATCACCAAGGCGTTCAGCCAACCCACGTTGGGCCTCTGCCTGAAGCAACGCTTCACGAGTACCGCCACGACTACCGGCACGAGCAGCCGCCGCACCCAACGCCGGGAGACCACGCATGTAGTCACGGGTCGCCGCTTGTTTTTGACGCTCCACAACGCCCTGCATGTAGGGCGACATATACTCCATCATGGAGCCAAGGCCAAAACGCTCAGCCGCTACTCGTTCTGGGCCAGTTAGTTGATATGCGCTAAGTTCGGGCCTAAACCCTGATTGAGCAGCCTGTAACTGACCTGCACGTACACGTTCCGCAGCTACGCGATCAACCGGGTCCATCCGCAATGGGCCGTACGAATAAGCACCAACGCGTTCTGCTTCGTAACCTGCGGGAGCAGAAACTCTTTCAAAGTCTGCCATCGTGGGCGCGGCATACTGCTGAGCAGTAACATCACGCACTGGCCCCATTCGGGCAGCGGCAGCCTGCGCTGCGGCAACGCTCGGCAAACCCGCCATTTGAGCGGCTTGAACACGCTCTGAAGAAATATCACGCGGGGCTTGCACCCCAATAGCATCATAATCACGTGCAGAGACTTGTTGCGGTCCCCGCATTTGATACTGTTGCAAAGCCTGCTGCTGGATACGCTCAAAGTCAGATGGAGCCGTAACATCTCGCGGCCCCTGCATTTGCAAGCGTTCAAGTTCTTGCGCTCTTACGTCCCCCGGACCTTCCATCTGAAACGATGTAGTGGGAGCAGCACCTACGCGCTCAAATTCGGTCTGCATCCTCTGGAATTCAGGGGAATTGTAAAAGTTTTGAGCAGCGGCAGGATCGTATCGCGAGAGCCGCGAAGCATCGACACCTGCAAGACCAGCAAGACCTGTCGCCTGCCTAAGTTGGTCAGCAGTCTGCATCCCAGCAATGTTCTGAAATGCTTGTCTTTGAAGTGGGCTGAAATCTTCTAAACGCTGAATAGGCTCCATGACCGGACGACCTTGCGCGTCCAGTACAGGGTTACCTTTAGCGTCTAACTTTGGCCTTGCGTAAGGCTGATAGCCTTGGTTGGAAAGAAATTGTGCTTTCCCTAGCAATTCCATCGCATAGGGTTTCATCCACTCCGGAATGTTCGAAGTGGTTTGTATTTGTTCACTAATTTGAGGAGTAGCCATTATCGCTCCCGATTATGCAGGCATGTATTTGTCGGCTTTTACTTCGGGGGCTTGTTTAGTCTTGCCCGTCCGTGCCTGACGAATACGATCCATCATTGCGTAAAGTTTCTTGGCTCCCGCTTTAGTTGAGCCATTACCGAGATGCGATACCACATCAGCCGGGATGACGAACTCGCCATCTGCCAACGCAGCACGTTGTACACCCTTACCGCGAATTACCGCAGGGATGCTGTCGGACATCCCGTCGCCGGGACCATCTAACAACTTACCACCAGCCTTGTACTCGGGCATACCGCCTTGAGCAAAGCCAAAATTGTAGTCCTCACCCACAGCAGCGCCGTAGGGATTAGGAGGCGTGGGCAAACCACCCGCTTGCATAGCGCGGATACGGCCACCTTTACGTGCAGGTAGTACGTCTTCTTCAATCGTAATTACACCCCTACGACTGCCACTACCAAATCCGCCACCGCCTCCTGCTCCGCCGCCTACACCCGCACCGCCACGGCCTTCGCCGCCACGGTTTTCTCTGCGAGAAGTACGACCTTCGTTTTCTTTATCTTGTTTTTCCTTGTCTTTTGCAGCCTGCTCTTCTTCGGCTTTCTTTTTTGCAGCCGCTTGTACTTCGGCTTTTAACTCTTCCTCGACAATCGGAGTGTCGTCAAGGTTAAACACGCCGGTTACAAAGTTTTTGATTTGTTGCTGCGTCTTTGGGGACAGCATTTTCCAAACCAAACCAGCACCGGGATGTATAAGTCCTAACCCCAGCCCAACAGGGTCGTCTAGGCCCAACGCCTTTCTAACCCAACTAAGAGCCTTGTTTTCTTTATCCTTTTCGGCGGCTTCAACGTCGTCTTGATTCTCATCAGCATCGCCTTCATCTTTGCCCGTGCCCGGAGGACCACCGCCGGTCTTGGGGCCAGTACCACCTGTACCCGTTCCAGTACCCGTTCCAGTACCCGTTCCAGTACCCGTTCCAGTACCGCCGCCAATAACGCCCGTACCACCACCAGAACCACTACCGGTTCCAGTACCACCCGTACCTGTGCCAGCACCGCCGCGACCACTATTGCGTTCGTTCTTGTCGCCCTTATCACCTTTATCGCCACCGGTACCGCCTGTGCCGCCCGTGCCTCCACCCGTACCGCCAGTAATACCGCCCGGCGGGAACACCATAAACTCAGGCTGCCGTGCCCGACGGCTAAGTTGGTCTAAATAGTCCATCGTCGGCTTGGTATCAACCGGAGCCGGGGGCGGAGCATTCAGCATATCCACATACCGCTGCCGCTGAGCAGCAAACGGGTTCGGAGGACCGTCTTGAGGTAATGTCAACGGAGAAGGCGGTGACGGCTCCGGAGGCGGAGGTGGGTTAGTCACCGGCACAGCGGGCTGAGCGAATGGATTAGGCGGAGGCGGTGCAACGCCTACCGGAGGTCTGTCCTCCTCATCCTCTACCGGACCGCCGTCAGCAAACTGCTGCTCACCCGTATACGGATTGACGTTCGGTTCGTAATTTCCAATGATTTCTTGCGGCTGCGGCGCACTGCCAGCCTGCATAGCAGGATACGGCGTACCTGTTACGGTTGATAAAGGATAGTTTTGATTGGGATAAGGGAACGTCGCGTTCTGATGCGGAATCGAACGCTGCTGATTCATGTTCTGATCAGGTGCTTGGACAGGGCCACCCGTCGCATATCCCGGTGCCATCGCATATGGGTTGTACGGCACAAGACCTTGTTTAGTCTTTTTGTAGTACTTACCCGGCAGGAAATAACTATGCTCACGGCCATAGCTATACATCGGATTGAACCCGCCCGATATGTAAATATAGTCGTCGCTTACCGGCCCCGAAGGGGCTTCGTACTCAGGCGTAAGGGCGTCAGAAACGCCCATCAATGTTGCATACTTTGCCGCGCTTTGACCAAGATTGGATTGGAAACCACCGCCCAACCGATCAATAAACGCTCCGCGAGATTGCGGGGACTGCACAAGAGACATGATCCCTTCGCCCACACCCCTCATACCCGTGCCAGCAATATTGGCTGCCCGACCTGCGGTCAAATCTGCTGCTGTTGGGGTGCCTTGTAGAGCGTTGTATCCTGTTATTTTTTTTGCTGCGTCAGTAATCGGCGTCCTAAACGCATTTGCCGACTTGGTGAAATCAAGTATCTGATCAGGTCTAGTTGCGCCCGTGGCAATAGCCTGACGACCGATGTCTAGATCGCCGACAGTAGGCGTACCTTTAAACTTATTGGCAGACTGGAAGAAGTCAATGCCTACTTTCTCAGCATCCCCGGTCGGGTTATAAACAGGTCTAGCTCCAACCGTCTGCTTAGCAGCCTCAATAGCCTCATTTGTCTTGGCTAGTTCTTCGGCAGAAACCCTTTCAGGCTCTATGCCTGCCCCAACAGAAGCACCCTGCAACGACTGGGCAAGGTTGGCACCGCTATAGGCTCCGATGCCTGCCATCAAGCCTTTCTTCAGGTCACCCTCAATCAGGCCGGTAACACCGCCAACTAACAGGCCCGTACCAAGCGTACTGGCAGCGGTGCCAGTAGCGCCAAAAAACTCACCAATCTTGCTGGCAAACGTACCGATACCGGGCACAGAGGGCAGAATCGCCCCGGCGATCATCGGGATAAGCTTTTTAAGAAACGAGAAACGGGGTTCACCCGTCACTGGGTCATACAAGTCTTGCTCATTGGCACCATAGGCCACGGCAAGTTGTTGCAATCCCGACACTTCACGGGGGGTCATTTGGACCCGCATCACGTCCGAGTCGGCGTACGGGGACGCCATCAAGGAGGCGAGACCGGCTTGAGGTGCTTGGTTATACATAATCCCCCCACGGGGTTAAATTTGTACAGATGGTATCACTCATTGGCTTCGTAGTTCGACACCCAAGTGACGGTCATGATGATGGACGGAATAGCCGGGATATTCCCACTCGCCGCCACATACGGGATGACCACGTTAGTATCGGAAGATTGCCAAGCCAACTCAAAGTAGTCGTTGGCTTCTAGCACAAGCACAAAGTTCCAAGCCGCCACGATTTCGTTGTTGGGACCGTCGATGACAATCTTAGTAGCCGAATCCGGTAGGTTGATCCCATTAATACGGGGCCAGATATAGACCGCACTAGCCGAGCCGCCAGTCTTGTCCAACTGAGCCGAGAACTGAAAGTTATAGATACCCGTCTGGGCAACAAATATTCTAGATGTGGGTACGCCACGAATGACGGCTTGCTGAGTAACAACCGAGTTATAAGTAAATAAGTTGACGGCATCGGCTACCGGATTCGTCTGCGTCGTAGTGTCAAAGTACGAAGCATGCGCGGTCGGGGAATTAACCCGATTAGCGATTTGGCTAAAAAACAAACGCAGGATGTTGGTTAACTGATCCTGATATCGAACTTGATAATCAGTCGGAGCAACCGGCAAGTTTGGCGGCACTACACCGCGAGCGACAGTCATCGACGCCCATCCGGTTTGACATCAATACGCATCATGCCCATCTGCCACGCCACACCAAGATCAGTCGAATCGACACGGAACGCCATCTGACGACCACGCACTCGGGTGTAGACCTGACCGGTGTACTGCTGAATCGGGATTACTGACGTTCGGGTGACGGTCGGCTGGTCAGCAGTGGTGTAGTTACTACCTGAGTTTTGACGAGGTTTAACAGTAAGAACCACGGACGGGTCTTGTCCCGTCGACCCCGTAAAGTTTAAGTCGGGCAGGATGCGCCAGACGTAGCCAAAGTTCTGACCGTCTTGGATGTCAAAATCTGACGACTCAATAAACGCTTCAATCGGCACAGGCGGATTGACCGACGCATCATCGTTGCCGACTTCATGCAACAAGATTTGATTTGGAATCTTGAGACTGACAACGGTGTACTGAGTATGAGACGCAGCCACGGTAGAGTTCGCGCCACGTACACACCCAGTAAGAGTGTTGTTAGCGATGTTGGTATACGTGATCTGCTCAGAATCAATCGTAACCGTACCGCTTAACGGGTACGTTGCAGCATCTACCAAGGCAATAGTCGTAATGGATGAATCAATCGACGTAGCTAGATACGAAGTCTGAATAGAGAACGCTGCGATTGGGTAGTTACGCTGGGTATGCTCGGACCACGCCGTGCGATTGATGTTGCCGTAATACCAAATGCGCTCAAGGTAGTTATAGATCACATATCGGTCGTTAATCAGGCTATTAGCTGATGGGTAGAACCACCAGACTTCATTGAAGCCCTCGTTACTGCCCGT